AAGATGTCTGTTTTGAATTGGGCATAGTAGTCAGCTCCTAAGCCGCAGGGTTTTTTGCGACCAGTTGACATGCGTATGTACTCAGGACGTAGCCAATAGGCTTGTCCGTGTTCATCGCAGCGTAGGTAATGGTCGTTGGCTCGTTTGCCGGTGATTTTTTTGAAGCAGTAGCCGGCAGTGTAAGAGGCGGTTTCGAAATTGAGTTCAGCACAGGTTGAGAAACCGTAGGGCCATAGCTTTTCAAGGCTTGGGCTTGTGTATGTATGATTTCCCTGGTCGTCCTTCCAGAGAGTTTGATCTTTGAAGGAATGGTTGAAAAGACACACATGATAGTGGGGTCGTTGGTTTTCGTCGCCGTATTCTCCGCAGTAGAAGTAGCGGATTTTGTGGTCGGCGTTTTGTTTGCGTAGTGCGCGTATGAATTTTGAGACGTGGCTGGGAGCCAGGGAATAATCGGACGGGACGTGGTGTCCGTTTTTATATTGTTCTGGAGTGCAGTCTTCGGGGCTGCGGTAGGTGAGCGTGATCCATGAATTGCCATGGCTATCGAGGTGCAGATAGGATTCGTGCACGATGCGGATTGCCCACATAGTGCGATGGTCGATGCGACAGCCAAGACAGGAACCGCAGGCCACAGTAAGAGACTGCGCAGTGCCAGTTTTGTTGAAAGTGAGTCCACCGGTCGCGGGGTCCTTATAGCCCTTGAGGGGCGTGAAGCAGGGCATTAAAGACGGTAGCCACCGCGTTGCGTGGGTGCGTTGTTTTTTCGGTGAGTGCCGGCAGAGCGGCGGAAGTTCTTTTTGGACGATCGGCGTGACATGCGTCGGCGCATTACATTTGCTCCTGGTCGTATACGAAGGCACAGAGTTTGGCCATTTCGCGGGCGTTTTGTGAGAGAACTTTAGGAGTGGTGTTGAGATTAACGAATGAGCTATCTCCGTCAGTCCCGCATTGAAGCGAGGTGACAGAGCAGCCCATTAGAGGCAGAAGGATAACTGCCAGTAATGAGGTTTTAGAGTTTTTGGAGTAGTTCCACCAGTGGTGGAGTTGTTTTTTTAGTTGGCGCATTTTGGTCCCCTTTTTTTTGTTTATACGCCTATCGGGTTCATTTTGCAAGCGTCATGTCCGAATGGCGTGTTTTTGGTGTTGGAGGGACCAGTGCGCCAGTACAGTATCAAGTAGGTGCTGTACGTGAGCCAAAAGCGAGTTTGGCAGATGTGATTAGGGGCTCGTAAGAGCCCCTGTGGTGGATTTTTATTTTGGAGCCTCTGGTGAGGGCTCAGGTGGTGGGTTTGGCGGCGCCGAGGGCGCCAGATTGGTTCTGACAGGCGTTGTCAGTTGGTTGCCGGGCTTAGTTAGGCCCGGGATTTTTTTGTGGAGATCGCCGGCGTTAGCGGGATCGTTGACGTATTGGAAGAAAGCGTCAGGTGATTGGCCGAATTCCCGGCGGACTTCGGCGGGGAGGTCGTCGAAGATTTCGCGTCCCCTGGTGAGTTGCCGGGTTTGTTCGCTGAAGTCGAAGTCAGAGAAGTCGGCGTAAGCGCCCTGATGTTTGTTCAGGTGCGTGATGGTGTTGGTAACGGCGAAGCGTTCCATAATTTTATTGATGTCGCACTCGTCCTTGTAGGACTGTTTGGTGCGTCCGTCGAGGTAGACGGGATGTTTTAGTTTTTTGTGTACGACGCCTTTAGCGTCGGTGCGGGTTGAGTTCATTGACATTTTAGTTACCCATTTTTTTGCGTAGTTTGGCCAGCCAAGCTGGGATTTGTTTAACGGATTTCATGTTGAAGAGTGCGCGTAGACCGACTGCACCGGCGACGCCGGTTCCCAGGAGCGACACCGTGGATAACACGGCTTGCCAGGGGAATTGCTGTGCCAGCATGAGTTTCGGGTTTTCGCGGTAGAGCTTTAAGAGCATTTGTTTTTGCTCATTAGACAGTCTGAGCGATTGTATTTCTTGTCTGATTTTTTCAGGTTGTTCTGTTTTGATTGCGGCTTCGAGGCGTTGCACTTCGCCTTGACGATAGACAAGGGTTTGGCGTTGCATTTCTGTACCAGTTTGTTCACGAGAGAGTTGAGTGTCCTGGACAGTTTTAGCAGTGTTTGCTTGTAAGTTTTGCGCTTGAGATTTCATTAGCGCGATTTGTGCGGCGCTAGTTGCGCCTTTTACTCCGGCTTCGCCTACGTTGCCGACAGTTGCGGCAGTATTAGAGGGAGAGCTGGCATCGTATTTGCCAGCGAGTATAGGATTGATGCCGGCCCTTTTAAGGTCGGCCATGCGCCGTTGAACGGCGGTGTTGGACATTTTTTCTTGCCAGTCGCGGTTTTCGCGGTTTAATCCGACATTGGTCGAATTGGCGTCACTTTGTCCTTTTGCGGAGAGGACGCCCCCAGCGAGGGCGGCTCCGGCTGCGATCCAAGCCATAGTTGTTCCTTTATTTCGAGCATAGCGACAGCGGTCGCATAGCATTGTTCGAGTGTTGGTTGTTCGGTTCCCTCACGCAGGTAGCCAGGGTGGAGTGACCACCCGACTACCGTTGTAAAGTAGAGGTCGAAGTCTTCCATCAGAGGCGTGTGAGTCCAGGAACGCCGTAGGTTGGAAGCGGTAGCGCGGCTTTAATGTGGTGGTAGAAGTCAGCGATCATGTGAGGTTCTGTAGAGATTGCGATCGCGCGGTCGAGCGGTGTTGAGGTGTTTGCCTGGATGAAGGTATCGCCAAGAGCTGGAAGTGTTGCGAAGTCTTCGGAGAGGTGCCAGGAGGCAAGAGTGCCGGTTGCGTCGGGGCGCATGAGGCCCGTGAGTTTAGAGTTAAGGAAGCGATGCTCGTCGTAGCGGCCTTGATAGCCGAATACGGCGTCGTCTGTAGCGGGTGTGCCGGTTCCGGTGATCCAGATTTCTTTGTTGAGTACGGCCTGTTCCCCGATGTTCGCCATTTCGGGATACACGAAGTCGTAGCGTGTTGATTTTGACCAGTAGCGGTCCACGCCCTGGGAATAACTGATATCACCGCGGAGATTACCGAGGATGATGACGACGCCGTGTTCTACGAAGGATTTTGACCATGAGTGAGTGCCAGAGGCGGTGCCGAAGGCTGCGAGGTTGCCGAGTTTGTCATCGGCTGCCGGTGTTGGTTGTGCTGATTGCTGTGCGACTGGGGTGATATTGACTTGGGTTTTTCCGCCGCCTAAGTATTCGGCGCGTTGAAGGCGGAAGTCGGGTGAGATAACGCCCCAGCGCGATTTGAGGGATTCGACGTAGCGAGTGCCGGAGCGAGCGTCACGCTCGAGTATGTGTTGTGTTGCGAAGGCTAAGCGGATGTCGTTGACGGAAGCTGCAGTTGCGTTCGCCAGGTCAGCGTCGAGGTTCGGTTCTGCCCATACGAGGTCAGGGTCGCCGGATGCTGGAGCGCCGACGTCCAGGATGCCGGTTGATACGGTTGCTTCGATTTCGACGTCAGTGAGGTTGCCAGTGTCGAAAGATGGTACGCCGGCGGCGTAGGCGTTGCGTGATGTTGCAGCGGGAATGATTGGAGCGAGGGAACCTAGTGGTAATGACACTCCGGTTCCGCGTTGCGGTTCCGGGAGGCAGGAGGTGAAGTAGTCGTGGCGCTTGCCACGTTTTTTAGGACTGCCGAGTATTTGAGTGGCGATTGGTGTTGCAGAGATAGTGTCCGGCCCGTTATCGGTGTTTTCGAAGATTGTGTCTTGAAGATTTTGGTCGCGGAACCAATCATTCCAAATTTTCGTATAGCCCCGATGAGGCATCGCGGAGACGGGTAGATCATCCGGGATGGCATTTATTGGTAAGCCGAAGTAGTCCCACAGGGTGCCTGTGGTTGTGCGAGATGCTGCGGATGGTCCATCCAGTAGCGGGATGGTGAAGGAGATTGAATCGCCGGGGTCGTCCTGGGCGCCATGGAATTTTTCATGGTTGACCCAGAGCGTGCGATAGGGGACGAAGAAGGCGAAGGTTTCGAAGTACATGTTGTCGAGTATAGGTTCTAGCGGTGTTGCGAGGCGCATGAAGAACGAGGTTTTGAAGTTGAACGTTGAGCCTGGAACGATGTCGATCGGTTGGCAGATCGGTACCAGGTAGTCGGCGTCGAAAGCGGTTTTGTGGCCGTGAGAGAGATTAAAGGAAGAGCGTGGGATATTCACGCTCGGTGTCTGGGAGAATTTGTGTTGTGATCGCATTAGTCTGTTAGTCCGGCTGGGTATTCGATGGATTCGATTTGACCGTTGAGCAAGTCCATTTGTTTTCTGTCAACGGATTGAGATTGCGATTTAGCTTCGGTACCGGTCCAGAGACATTCGTTTGTCTCGTTGTTAATTAGGCCGGTCGTGTTGTCGAAGTTTCCGAGCCGCCAAAGGCTGTAGTGCTCGGGGTGTTTTGATATTGGGTGGTCAGCAGCGACGACGATGTCTTGAAATTCTCGTTTTACGAGGTCGTCGGAGGTTGAGAAGAAGGGCTTTTCGTAGATGCCGGAGCATTGATCGAAGATTCCATAGACTTGAGATTTCATTTTAGAGTTTCCTTTTTAGAGTGGATTGTCGCGCTTGCGCGCATTTGTATTTATCACGTAGACGTTGTTCAGTGAAGTCGGATTTATGGGATTCGTAGAAAGATTGCCGAACCTGTTTAACCAGTTCAAGTGTGTTTGGATCTTGTGATTCGAGAATGTTTTGATAATAGCGGGGTACCGTCCGGACAGTGCCGTGTCCTGGGACGGGTGTTTCGTCCGAGGGGAAGATGTCTGTTTTGAATTGGGCATAGTAGTCAGCTCCTAAGCCGCAGGGTTTTTTGCGACCAGTTGACATGCGTATGTACTCAGGACGTAGCC